AAAACCTATCAAAACCAGCTATTTCTGCGTATATAAAGCGCAGGCTGGACGAACAAGAAGCGGCGCTGGTCGCTGACGCAAACGAGGTGCTGCAGTTTTATTCTGCTGTTATGCGAGGAGAGGTAAAGGACCAATTTGGCATGGACGCTTCGCTTTCTGACCGCCTGAAGGCCGCAGACAGTCTGGCGAAACGTCTTGCCGCGGCAGAACTTAAGCCAAACGCGGAAGATGCGGTGCGGGTGATTATCGATGTCTGATGTTCGGTTGTCCGAAAAAATCGGACCTGCCTTTTATAGCGTGGCGCGTGACGTATTCCAGCACGGCCATACACACTACGACGAGAGCGGCGGGCGCGGCTCCCTGAAATCCTCGTTCGTGTCCATCATTGTCCCAACCCTGCTGATGCATGAGGAAAACAAAAACTGCCATGCGTTGGTGCTTCGCAAGGTCGCAAATACGATACGCGATAGCGTTTATGCGCAGTATGTCTGGGCAATTGGAGAACTCGGCGCGGCGGAATATTGGGAAGCCAAAGTCTCCCCGATGGAGCTGATTTATAAGCCAACCGGGCAGAAGATCATGTTCCGGGGCGCGGACGACCCGATGAAGATTAAATCCATCAAGGTACCGTTTGGCTACATTGCCGTGACGCACTTTGAAGAAAAAGACCAGTTCGCGGGGCGTGCGGAAATACGAACGATCTTACAGTCCACAATGCGCGGCGGCTCTAAGTTCTGGAACTTTGAAAGCTATAACCCGCCGATCAGCCGCGACAACTGGGCAAACAAGGACAGCTTGGAGGAACGGGCCGACCGGCTGTGTCACAAGTCCACGTATTTGCAAGCACCGCCTGAATGGCTGGGAGAACAGTTTCTTGCAGAAGCGGAACACCTGAAAGAGACAGATGAACGCGCGTATCAGCATGAGTATCTCGGTATTCCGGTAGGGACCGGCGGAAATGTGTTTGACAGGATCGAGCTGCGGGAGATCACAGACGAAGAAGTCAAAAGCTTTGACCGAATCTATCAGGGAGTGGACTTTGGCTGGTTTCCAGACCCGTTTGCTTTTATACGGCTGCATTATGATCGGGCGAGAGAGACGATATATCTGTTAGACGAGATTTATCAAAATAAACTATCCAACGAGCAGAGCGCGACCATGATAAAGCAGCGCGGGTATAACAACATTAGGACGATTTGCGACAGTGCCGAGCCGAAGAGCGTTGCTGACCTACGGGCAATGGGATTGCCTGCGTATGAGGCTGTCAAGGGGCCTGGTTCGGTCGAATACGGTATGAAGTTCTTGCAGAGGAGAACGATTGTCATTGATAGAAAACGAACGCCACATGCCTACGATGAGTTTGTGGGCTACGAATATGAAAGAAACAAAGACGGCGATATTATCAGCGGATACCCGGACGCGAACAATCATCTGATTGATGCGACAAGGTACGCCTTAGAGCCTGTGAGCCGTAGAATGGGAGTTATTGCATGACGGTTATCGATAAATTAAAGGAACTCGGGTATACGACAATCCCAGAGGAATTCTATACATACGTGTCCCTTTGGAAGTCATGGTACGTCGGCAAAGTCAAGGGGTTCCATCAATACCGGCGATATAACGGGCACAAATGGACGAAGTGCAACCGTGCAAGCCTCGGTATGGCGAAAAAGGTTTGTGAGGACTGGGCAAACCTCTTGATGAATGAGAAGGTTCAGATCACGCTTGAAGGCCAGAAGGAGCAGGAGTTTATCGACAGGGTTCTGACGGCGAACAACTTCACGGTCAAGGCAAACGAAATGCAGGAAATGAAGTCAGCGCTCGGAACCGTGGCGTACATTCCACGTGTGGTTGGGCAGGCCGTCAACGAAAGCGGCGAGGTTGTGCCGGGCGATGTTTCCGGCATTGAGCTGGACTATGTGACGATTGAGCACATCTTTCCGTTGGCTTGGCAGAATGGATTTATCACAGAATGCGCGTTCGACAGCGTGGTCACGCGAGTGGGAAAGAATTACCTGTACTTGCAGATCCATCGGAAGGACGAAAGCGGGCTTTACGTCATCGAGAACAGCATTTACCGATACGAAAACGAAACGCTTGCCGACGCACTGCTCACCGATGTTCCGGGCTTTGAGCGAATCCCCCCTGTGGTACATACGGGAAGCGACAAGAGGCAGTTCGCCATCGACAGACCGAACATCGCAAACAATCTTGACTATCTGCTTCCAGTTGGTATTCCTGTGTACGCAAACGCGATTGATGTTCTGCGCGGCGTTGACTGTGCCTATGACTGCTACGTCAACGAGTTCGAAAACGGCCCGATGATGATGATGGTCAAAATGCCCGCCACAAGGTGGGAAGACGATGAACCGACGCTTGATGACAACGACCGGCGTTTCTATCTGCTTCCGGAGGATACGCAGCAAGGGAACGTTGTAGAGACAATTTCTCCGACGCTGAGAACCGAGCAGCTAAATGTAGGACTTCAAGACCAACTGAACGTACTGTCCAGTAAGTGCGGCTTCGGCGAGACCTATTACCGGTTCGACGGCGGCAGCGTCGCGACAGCAACGCAAGTTATCAGCGAAAACTCCACCATGTTCCGCACCATTAAGAAACATGAAATTGTGCTGGAACAAGCGCTAGTGGAGCTGTGCCGTATTCTGCTTCGGTTGGGAAACACAGCTATGAACGCCGGTCTGAATGAAGACGTGGAAATCTCTATAGATTTCGATGACAGCATCATAGAGGACAAAGCTACTGATTTCTCCCGCGATATGCAGCTTCTCAGCGCAGGCATTATGAATGACTGGGAGTTCCGCATGAAGTGGATGAACGAGGACGAGGCGACAGCAAAGGCGGCGCTGCCGAAGGCGCAGGACATGACAACCGAAGGACAACAGGAGGTAGAGTAATGGGCGGCAGAGGCGGAGCTGGTGGCGGCATTGGAGCCGGAGAATTTGGGCGTGGGCGCGGTATGAGCCTTGCGCGGTTTTTGTCACAGCAGGATATTAACCGAGCAAACGCTGCGTCTGTCACTGATATGGGCGATATTATCAGGCGCACATTTGAGCGCAACGCTGCTGAAATCAATGGGCTTGAGCTGTCGGACGCTGAAAAGAAAGACGCCGTAAAGCAGATGGCAACTCTCGCAACAACGGCACTAAAAACGGCGGCAGGAGCAGTCAATCCTTATGCAAGCGGGCCTGCGCGTCTGACAACGGCGCAGAAAACAGGAAGCGCCGCAGACAGAGCTGCAAGAGCGCGCGGTGAAATGGATAGCTACATGCGGAAATTGCGTGACCAGTCCAGTAAAAACCGCAAAGCAGCAGAAAACAAGGCGTTTTCCAATGCCTTTGTAACAGCGCAAAAGTCCGGCGCGTTGGAAGTTACGGTAAACGGCAAGAAATACCGCAGAACTAACAAGCGCAGCGGTACATGGCGTCCGGTATGATTAACTTTGAAAATCTCGACAAGTTCACATTCCCCGGCGTTGGAAAGTACGACATTCCGCAGATCGAGCCGGTCAAGGCATATCCGCATGGCGAATTTATCCCTGTGAATTACCATTACACAGCAAAAGACCAGGCAAGCAAAATCGTTCATTTCTTTGTGGACGATTACCAATTCATTCGATATTGGAACACGCCGGACAAGTACATTCCGAAACTGTTGCAGTTTGCGGCGGTGTGTGCGCCGGACTTCTCCACATACACGGATATGCCGCTGGCGATGCAGATATACAACCATTACCGCAAGCATTGGTTGGCGGCATACTGGCAGCTCCACGGCATGACGGTTTATCCGACGATCTCTTGGAGTGACGAGAGCAGTTATGATTGGAGCTTTGATGGGGAACCTGTCGGCGGGATAGTTGCGGTTAGTTCAGTAGGCACCCAGCAGAACAAGGAAAGCAAGCGGCTCTTCCTGCGCGGTTACGAGGAAATGATGAAACGGATATCGCCTGAATGGGTGATATTTTACGGAAAAGTTCCGGAGGAATGTGACTGGAACGTGATACGGGTAAAACCGCATTACGACGAGATTGTGAAGCGGAGGGAAGCAAATGAAATATCCGTTTCAGCCGGAACTGCTTGATGCACTCCCAGAAGAACTTGCCGAACTCTTTCGCGGTCTTGAAGATACGCTGCTCGACGAAATTTGCAGCCGCCTTGCGCTGAAAGACCAGCTGAACGAAGTGACTGTTCAGGCAATCCGGGCGCTTCGCTCGCATGGTATCGACACGAAGGAGATTGAAAAAGCAATCCGCAAGACCTCTGGAATTAGCGAAAAGAAACTGAGCGATCTATTTGACGATGTGATAGCCAGAAATCAAAAGTATTACACATCGGTTATCGACATGGCAGGGCTGACAAAGCCTGATATTCTGGTGAACACTGCGACCATCGAAGCAATCAGAGCGCAGACGATTGATGAAGTTCATAATATCACACAGTCTATGGGCTTTCTGGTGGACAAAGGCAGGACGATGCTTCCGCCCGCTCGTGCGTATCAGTGGGCGTTGGATTCTGCTGTTATGCAGATTCAGAGCGGGGCAATCAGCTACAATCAGGCGATCAAGTCTGCGGTACAACAGCTTGCAGGCGGACTGAAAGTCGTGAACTACGAAAGCGGACACGTTGACAACATCGACGTTGCTGTTCGGAGAGCTGTCATGACCGGCGTGAATCAGATCTGCGACCAGTACACGAACCAAAGCGCAGAGTACCTTGATACGAGATACTTTGAAGTGTCTGCGCACTCTGGGGCGCGTGACAAGCCGGGTGCGTCGCCGTGGTCAAGCCACAAAGACTGGCAAGGGAAAGTCTATTACCAGAGCGAAAGCGGCGAACCTGACCCGCTGGGGCTTTACGATGACCTTGTGGAAACGACTGGTTACGGATACGTTGACGGTCTGACAGGCGCAAACTGTAGGCATCACAAATACCCGTTTGTTCCGGGAGTTTCGGAGCGAACTTACACAGACGAACAGCTTGAGCATATCGACGATGGCCTTGGCTGCACGTTTGACGGAAAGACTTACACAGCCTATGAAGCTACGCAGATGCAGCGCCGCATAGAGCGGCAAATCCGCGCACAGAAAAAGCTTAGAAACGCATACAAAGAAGCTGGGCTTTCCGAAGACGCGACCGCCGCGAACATAAAGCTTCGGCGGCTGAACGCAGAATATAGCAGGTTCAGCAAGGCCGCAGGATTGCCGGAGCAGCGAGAAAGGACAAAGGTGTATGGACTGGGCTGAAGCAAAAAAGCCGCCGAAGCCATTTTCAAATTGGCTCTTCTTATTTATCAATACCGACCGACAGGTCGTTAAACAAGGAGATTTTTATGTCAGAAGAACCTAACGTGCAGGGCACGGAAATCACTGCGCTTGAGCAGGAAAAGACGTTTACGCAGGCCGATGTTGACAAGATGATTCAGACGCGGCTTGACCGAGAACGGAGAAAGTACCCCAGCGAGGAAGAAATCACCGCATACCGGACATGGAAGGACAGCCAGCAGACCGAGCAGGAACGGCAGGCCAAGCAGACGAAGGATCTTGCGGACAGCAAAGCGGCCCTGGCCGCATCGCAGGCAGAGGTCGAGCAGCTGCGGCGCGACAAGTATGTGTTGAGCAAGGGCTTAGCCGGAGAGGATGCCGAGTTTATCGCGTTCAAGGCCTCGAAGATGGTCAATGACAAGACCACGTTTGAACAAGCTGTCGACGAGCTTACAGCGAATCGAAAGAAGGCGACGTTCGACTGGACAGCACCGGCAGGCGGTGGAACCAAAGAAACAAACATGAACAGCACGATGAACGCCCTGATTCGGGGCGCTCTGAAATAACGAAGGGAGAATCATATGCCGAATATTATTGACAGAAATGCACTTTCCGGTCTTATTCCGGAACCTGTAACCCGCGAGATCATGCAGGGCGCTATCGCGGAATCCGCAGTCCTGCGCATGGGTAAGCGACTGGCGAATATGTCCAGCAAGACGCAGACCATCAACGTCCTGGACGCGCTGCCCTCTGCGTACTTCGTCAACGGCGAAGCAACTGATACCGGAGCCGGTGAAGCTTTCAAGCAGACCACGAAGATGGCGTGGGACAAGAAGAAAATCTATGCCGAGGAAATCGCGGTTATTGTCCCCATCCCCGAATCAGCACTGGATGACGCAGATTATGACATCTGGGGCGAGGTAAGGCCTAGACTGACCGAGGCTTTCGGCAAGGTAATTGACGCTGCCATCCTGTTTGGCACGAACAAGCCCACCACGTGGCGCGATGGCGTTGTGCCCTCTGCCATTGCTGCTGGAAACGGCGTACCCGTCGGCACAAGCGTCTTTGACGACATCATGGGCGAGAACGGCCTGATCGCGAAGGTCGAGCTTGACGGCTTCAATCCGAACGGCGTTATGTCCGCGATCCAGATGCGCGGAAAGCTTCGCGGCTTGAAAGACACGACCGGCCAGCCCATCTTCAAGTCCGATATGCAGGGCGCGACCCGCTATGGCCTTGACGGCATGGATATGTACTTCCCGATGAACGGTGCATTTGACCCGTCTCGGGCGCAGATGATCGTCGGCGACTGGTCGCAGTTGGTCTATGCAATCCGTCAGGACATGACGTTCAAGATCTTCACCGAGGGCGTCATTCAGGATCCGACCACGAAGGCCATCACGTATAACCTCATGCAGAACGACATGGTTGCGCTGCGTGCGGTCATGCGGCTTGGCTGGGAAATCGCGAACCCGGTAAACGCGTATAACGTTGATATTGCCAATCCGTTCCCGTTCTCGGTCTACGGCAAGGCTGGAACGGTCTCCACTGTGACTGTCTCCCCGGCAACCGCGACCGTGGCGAAGGGCGCAAGCAAAGCATTTTCCGCCTCTGTTGCGGGTGAAGGCATTGTAAGTGGCGACGTCGAGTGGAGCCAGAGCGGCGCAAAGTCGTCTATCACGGAAGGCGGCGTGCTGAAGGTCGCGTCCAATGAGACGTCCACGAGCATTACCGTCACTGCAAAGTCGAAGCAGGACAGCACCAAGACCGGCACGGCTACCGTCACGGTCGGTTCGTAAAAAATGAAAGGAGCTGGTACGAATGATTTATGCCGACTATGAATTTTACTCCGGCTGCTACTACGGCAGCATCAATGAGGAGGATTTCCAGCGTCTGGTCGTCCGCGCCAGCTCCTTCCTCGATTATTACACGCAGAACCGAGTAAAAGACTACGCGGATCTCGAAGCCGTTAAAATGTGCTGCTGCGCTCTGGTCGATCAGTATATGCTGATCGACACAGCGCAGGAGCTTGCCAGAAAGAATGTGTCCGCCGGGCTTGCATCTGACGAAGGAGAATTGCAGAGCGAGACTGTAGGCGGCTATTCCCGGACACTTCGCAGCGGCGGCGATTCTTCCGTAGCTGCATTGAAGGCGGCTTCGGAGGCAAAGAATGCCCTTGCAAGCGTAGCGCGTGAATATCTAGCCCATACCGGGCTTCTCTACAGAGGCAGGTGTTTTTCATGTACGCCCCACACACTGTAACCATCTACAACGTCACGCAGGAGCAGGATCCGGAAACGTTCAAAGATACGCAAAAAATCCATATCACTGTAATTCGCGGGGTAATGCTCCAAGCGTCAAAAGCGGCTAACGTCCGCGCGAGCGGGCTTGAAGGAGCAGATGCGGTGAATCTGTACATTCCGTTCTCTGCGGCTGCTGTAGACGGCGTGACGGGCGCAGAAAAGCGCTACGTCGGCCCGCAGGAGTTCTGGCGTGCAACTGATAAAAGCAAAATCTGGACGCTATCTACGGACGGTAACGGCGGCACAACATTCTTTGTGAAGGGCGAAGTAGTCGAGCCGGACAAGACGGAAGAACAGATCGAGATGCTGTACGATGATGTGTACAAAGTGACAAAGGTGGACATGAAGGACTTCGGCAGTCCCTCTATGCAGCACTGGCAGGTCGGAGGCTCGTAATGCTGAAATTCAGCGTAAAGGCAGACGGATTTGACGCGCTGCAGGAAAAGCTCGCGCAGGCCTGCACCAAAGCAGAGCATATTGTTGCAACGCAGGTGCGGAAGGACACAAGCCCATATGTGCCGTTCCTGACGGGCTCTCTCGACCAGAGAACAATGGTGGACGGTAATGCGATCATCTATCCGGGACCGTATGCACGGTTTTTGTATTACGGGAAAGTTATGGTTGACCCGGAGACGGGCAGCACATACGCACCGAAGGGTGGGACGAAGGTTCTGACAGACAAAAACCTTGTGTTCACGACATCCGGACACGCGCAGGCACAATCGCACTGGTTCGAGGCTTCAAAGGCTGAGAACCTTGATAAATGGATCCGCGTTGCGGACAAGGCGGTGAAACATGGACTCTGAAAAACAGAAAAAGTTGGTGTCAGCGGAAGAAGAACAGGATATCGCCCGAAAGATGATGGTCTGGGCGAACTCCTTTTCTGACGACGATATGCCAGCCGCGACGATCAACTATGAATTTCTCGCCGCAGATTCCGCGAGCATGGCGCTTTCTGCTATTCAGGGCGCGTACATCACACGGAAATACCTGCTTGGCGGGCATGAAGCAGAATACCAATTTAAGATCATCGCCCGTATCATCCCCGGCAGCAGCAACGATAAGCGCCTAAAATGCGACGCCATGCTGAACCGCTTCGGAGACTGGGCTATGCAAAATTATCCGTCTTTGGGCGATGGCATGCGCGTCCGGAGCGTGGAAGCGTCCAGCCGTGCGGCTCTGTTCGCCCGGTACGATGACGGAACAGAAGACCATCAGATACTTATGAAACTGACATATGAGGTGATTTAATTATGGCAGACATGACCTTTAATACCACTGCTGGCCAGACCATTGACCGCGAATTGCTGATCGCATACCTGAATACCGGCGAGTCGTCTACGCCTGTCTGGTCTCCGTTCGGCAAGCGCGTCACGGATTCCAGCATGGAGTACGATTGGCAGGAGGATTCCAGTAAGGATATCCTCGGCACTACAAGAACCACCATGAAGAAGCCCATCATCACGCAGAGCTTTGACCCGTGCGAGCTGGACGCAGGCGACGCGGCGCTTGTCAAGCTGTGGAACCTGGCTGTCAAAGACCAGGATGCAGCGGCGCTGGCGAATCAGGACGTTCTCATCGTTCATTTTTACGCAGGCACGGCCAAGACGGCAGTCTTTGCGGAGCGTTACGACGGCACAATGGTCAAGCCCGCGAGCCTCGGCGGCGAGGGCGGCGGTTTCGTCGGTATGCCGTTCGACGTGACGCTGGGCGGCACGCGCACGACCGGAACGGCTGCGGTCGGCAGCAACGGTGCAGTTACATTCACGGCTGATTCTGCGGCGTAAGGAGGGACACTAAATGGCAGATATCAGATTTGATACTGGTGTACAGTCCTTCCAAATTAACGGCGGCGTAAGTGTAGAGTTCAACCCTACGGACAGTGAATTTGCGAAAAAGCTGTTTTCGCTGTTCGAAGAGTTGGAATCCAGACAGCATGAATACGCAAAACGCGCCGAAAACGAGACGGACCCGAAAAAAATTCTCGATTTGGCAGATCAGTTCGACAAGGAGATTCGCGAAAAAATCGATGGAATTTTTGGAAAGCCGATTTGTACTGAAGTGTTCAGGACAAACGTAATGGCGCTTGCAAATGGTCTGCCGGTATGGGCGAATCTTATGCTTGCTGTCATCGACGAGATGGACGCTGGTTTCGATCTCGAAAAAACCAGACTAAGCCCAAGAGTAAAACAGTACACGGACAGATGGGCGAAAAGAAAGCGCTGATCTACGCGCTCCCGACGTCAGCTGAGGTAAACGGCAAAACATATCAGATTGAATCAGATTATAGAGCGGTGCTGGATATCCTCGCCGCTCTTTCTGATAAAGATTTGACGGAAGAGGAGCGCACCATTGCTGCCCTTGAGATATTCTACCCTGACTTTGACGATATTCCGCTTTCAGATTATGAGGAAGCACTGCGGAAATGTTTCAGGTTTATTGACTACGAGCAAGACAAAAAGGAGCAAAAAAAGCAGCCGACGTTGATGTCGTGGGAGCAGGACTTTGCGATGATTGTCGCGCCCATCAACAGAATTGCAGGATGTGAAATCCGCGCATTGGAATATCTGCACTGGTATACGTTTTTATCCTATTATCAGGAAATTGGAGACTGCCTGTTTGCCCATGTGGTAAGTATCCGGGACAAGAAATCTCACGGGAAGCCTCTTGACAAGCAGGAACGAGAGTTTTACAGGCGAAACCGTGAAATTATTGATTTGAAAACGAATTACACAGACGCAGAAAAGGATATTCTGGCAGCGTGGGGTGTCTCAAAATAAGGTGGTGAGAAAATGGCAGATGGGAAAATCGTTGTGCAGGCGGAAGTTGATGCGAAAAAAGCACAGCGGGAGCTTGATAAACTTACAGCGAGAATTGACAAGCTGGAAACTGACCTGAAAAAGAGCAGCGGCGAGCAAAGCGGGATCAAGGCACAGCTTGACGCGGCAAAGGAATCCGCAAAACAGGCAGAAACTGCGTTGAAATCGTTGCGTGCAGAATCTGAGCGGCTGCGGCAGGTCACATCCGGCGAGGTGTCTGCATCGCCTGATGCGTATATTTCTGCATACAGTCGGCAATCCGAAGTTGCTGCACAGATTAAGGAACAGGAAGCGCGTCTGAAAGAGCAAGACAAGATCGTTGAGAGCTTGGACGGCAAGTACGCAAAAATTACGGACAAGGTAATGGAGCAGACCTCCGCGCTGGACGCGGCGAAGACACGCGCAGGAGATCTTACGCGAGAGATTACAAACGCAAGCGGCGCGTCCGAACGGATGGAGCTTGCCGCAAAAAATGTTTCCGACAGCATGAACACGTTCAGCAAGCGTGTTTCCGGGCTTTTTAAGCGTGTCCTGGTGTTCTCTCTGATTACTAGAGCGCTGCAAAGCCTGCGGACATGGCTCGGGAAAACAATCATGCAGAACGAGGAGGCGCGTGCAGCGGTTGCGCGGCTTAAGGCGGCGTTTTTGACGCTGGCTCAGCCGATTCTTCAAGTCGTGATCCCCGTTTTTGTGAGGCTTGTGGACATTCTGACACAGGTTGTTACAGCTATCGCAAAGTTTTTCGGCATGCTGTCCGGCAAAAGCTGGGGCGCGCAGGTCGCAGCGGCAAAAGGGCTGAATGCGGAAAAAGAAGCAATCGAGGGGGTAGGCTCCGCAGCTGAAGACGCCAGCAAGAGCATGGCGAGCTTCGACGAGATCAACCAGATTACCAGCAATCAGGCATCTGGAGGCGGTGGCGGCGCGGGCGGGGCGGCGTCTACGGATATCGCGCCGGATTTTTCAAACCTCGACATGGCGGAGGATAAACTCCACGATATTCTCGGCCTAGTAGGTGCGATTGCAGCCGGGCTGCTCGCTTGGAAAATTGCAAGCATGTTTACAAACGATTTGAGCAAGATTGCCGGGATCGCGCTTGCAGCAGCTGGTGCGTTTGCACTTGTGTATTTCTGGCTAGACGCGTGGAAGAACGGGATTGATTTACAAAATTTCCTCGGAATGCTTGCGGGGCTTGCCGCGCTTGCTGCCGGACTTGCAATCGCATTTGGCCCGATAGCAGCAGGCATTGCGCTTGTTGTGGGCGGTCTTGCTATGCTTGTTGTCGGAATCAAGGATGTCATTGAAAATGGATTTAATTTAGTAAATACGCTTACGATCATCGCGGGGCTACTTGCCGCCGGTATCGGCATTTCGCTTCTGACGGGTAGCTGGATTCCACTCCTGATTGCGGGATTTGTTGCCGCTCTGGTTGCACTTGTTTCCTTTACCGGACATGGCGAAGAACTCATCGAAGGCCTGAAAAATATCATAGACGGATTCGGGAAATTCTTTAAGGGCGTGTTTACGGGAGACTTAAAGCTTGCCGCAGAAGGCGCGAAACAAATTTGGGAAGGGCTTAAGCAGACGTGGAACGCGATTGTAAACTCCATCAAAGACGCTTGGAGCGCATTTATTACATGGCTGCAGGGCAAGAACCCGGCACTTGCTGCGATTTTTGAAACAATCGGAAAGCTGTTCTCCGACCAGTACAACGCATGGAAAAAGATCCTCAGTGGCCTTATTACTTTCCTGACCGGCGTATTCACCGGAGACTGGAAGAAAGCATGGAACGGCGTCCTAGATATTCTGAAAGGCGTTTGGAATCTCATTGTCGGTACGGTCGAAGGCGCGATTAACTTCATCATTGACGGAATTAACCTTTTGATTTCCGCTTTGAACAAAATCCACTTTGAAGTTCCAGATTGGGTTCCGCTTGTTGGCGGAAAATCATTTGGCATCAATATCACGCCTGTTTCCCGTGTATCGCTGCCCCGCCTAGCCTCTGGCGCGGTCATCCCGCCGAACCGGGAGTTTATGGCTGTGCTGGGAGACCAGAAAAGCGGAACGAATATCGAAACGCCGCTTGCCACAATGGTGCAGGCTTTCAAGCAGGCCATGAACGAGACGGGCGGCATGGGAGGCCGGAGCATTACAGTCGTGATGCAGGTCGATAAGCGCGAGTTTGCCCGCGCGGTATATCAGGCGAACAACGACGAGACGCAGCGCGTTGGCGTTCGTCTGGCGGGGGTGAGAACATGACAAGCGTATTGAGCCTTGATGGGAAAGCGTATCCAAATCTGCACGTCGTGAGTCTGAAACGTTCGTTTTCCGTGCTCGACGGCGACAATGCCGGGCGCGTGATGACTGGCGCAATGACGCGCGACATCATCGGCACCTATTACAATTACAGCCTGGAAATTGATTCAGTGACATCGAACCCCGAGGAATACGACGAGTTTTATGAAACGATCTCCGCACCGGCAGACAGCCACGTACTGACAGTCCCCTATGCGCAGACGACCATGACGTTCGACGCGTATGTTGCAAATGGCGACGACGAGCTGGCGTCCAGCTATGCCGGGAAAAACAGCTGGCAGAACCTGACCGTCAATTTCGTTGCCATGAAACCGAAGAGGACCCCGGCATGAGCGTAAGAGTGGTATATGAAGACGTCGCGGTCGGCGCAGCAGATGCGTCGACGGTAACGACGACGGCGAAGAAAGACTTTGCGAACCCTGCCCTGCTCCCCTACGGCACGGACGCCGGGCTGCTGGCGTCCTGCGAGCAGAACCAGTGGGTCCTAGACGGGACGCGCGTCTTGCTCGGGAACCAGCGGGCCGCATTCTGGTCCGCGGTGCAAAGCAACGACGACTGCACGTTTGACGCAGCGCCGACGATCACGATCTCCCTGAATGGTCAGTTCTCCTCCCCGGGCATTTTCTTCTACTTCGACGGATCGGAGGGTGACTACTGCAGCGAGATTGTCCTGATGTGGTACAACGGCGAAGAACAGCTTGCGAGCAAGACCTTCACGCCGAACTCGTACAAGTATTTCTGCGAGCAGCAGGTCGACTTATACAACAAGCTCGTCGTGCAGATCAATAAGACCCACCTGCCGAACCACTACGCGAAGATCTCGCAGATCTTCTTCGGAATCGTCCGGGAGTTCGAGCGGAGAGAGCTGCGCTCCGTCCGGGTCACGGAGGGCATGAACATCATTTCAGAAGATCTGGAGATCAACACACTCGACTTCTCGCTGGACAGCGCGGACGATATCGACTACGTCTTCCAGCAGAAGCAGCCCGTCAGCGCGTATGACTCAGACCACCTGATCGGCGTGTTTTATATCGAATCGTCCTCCCGGAAAAGCGTGAGCGTCTATGATATTTCCTGCATCGACGCCCTCGGCGTCATAGATAGCGAGCCGTTTGCGGCTGCGATCTATTCCGGCGCGTCCGCAAAGACGCTGATACAGACGATCCTTGCCGGGCACTTCACACTGGAATACGACTCCGCGCTGGATGACGCGAAGGTCACGGGCTACATCCCGGACTGCACGAAGCGCGAGGCGCTGCAGCAGATCGCATTTGCCATCTGCGCCACCATCGACACCAGCGGCACGCGCGGGATCAAGGTGCGCAAGCTCGCGGCGGACGAGGCGGCGGAGATCCCGCTTGACCGACTCTATACCGGCGGCAGCGTGGAAACATCTTCCCCAGTGACGGAGGTGCGCGTGACGGCGCATGCGTACAAAACGACCGGCAGCGGCGACAGCGTGGAGGTCGACGGCACGACGTATTACCACACGACCACTGTCACGACGAAGACTAATCCGAAGGTCACGGCCACGACGAAGCCAAACGTCGTTGAGGTCAGGGACGCCACGCTGGTCAACAGCAGCAACGTCGCCGCGGTCACCCAGCACGTCTACGACTATTACATGCGCCGTCAGACCCACAGCGTGCGGATCGTCATGGACGGCGAGACCCCCGGCGATTACGTCAAAACGACGACGCCGTGGGGCAGCACGATCACCGGCACGATTACCAGCATGGGTATCTTGCTCAGCGGGATCGCGGCGGCGGAGTGTGAAATTGTAGGATCCTGAGAAACGGAGGTGCATCCTATGGTTCAGGGTGATGCCTATAACATCGATATTTCCATCACGAACAACGGCGAAGCGCTCGAGATCAACGATATCGAGACCGTCGAGGTCTCGCTTCTGTACCTGCAGAAGAAATACCCAGGCGAAGTCGAATACAAGGACGGGAAGTTCCGCTTCCCGCTGACGCAGCAGGAGACATTCAAGCTCCCGAAGACCTGCCAGATGCAGGTGCGTGTGAAATTTACCTCGGGGGACGTCATCGGCTCCCCGATCCAGCAGATCGACGTTCTACACGCGCTGTCAAAGGTGGTGCTGTAATGGTTCCAGTGACGCCGGTCACGTTTGAGCTGGCCGGAGATCGCGCGCTGCGCTTTGACACCGGCGGAGGCAGCGACGTCTCCTTCGGCTTCTCGGCCTCCATATCCGCCGGGGGTGCCAAACCTTACACCGGGGCATACGAGGTCACGCCCAAGATCTATGAGGCGGTCTCGCTGGAAACGAAGGACCGCTTCCTGAAAGACAATGTAACCGTCAAGAAGATCCCCCAGTATATTGTCTCGAACGATGCGGGGGGTGCAACACTCATTATGGGAGATGAATATTATGGCTAATCAATATGTAAACAAGGTTATCGTTGGTACTGAAGTTAAGCTCGACCTTACTCAGGACGATATCACTCCTGATAAGCTGGCTGAGGGCATTAAAGCCCATGACAAATCTGGCGCACCTATCGTTGGTACCAGTACAAAGGATGCTGACACCAGCGATGCAACTGCCGTTGCTGCAGAAATTCTGAAGGATAAGACAGCATATGTGGCAGGCTCCAAGCTGACTGGTACAATGCCTAATAACGGGGCAAAGCACCTGAAAATCACCAATAAGGACACTCCTGTGCCTATTCCGATGGGCTTCCATGACGGTTCTGGTGATGCTTCTATCGACGCTGATGAGGCTGCAAAGCTGATTCCGGCCAACATTCGTGAGGGTATCACGGTGCTTGGTGTTGAAGGTACTATGTCTGGTTCTGAAGGCGTAAAGCCTCAGGCGAAGACGGTTACTCCGACATTCGCACAGCAGGAAGTTACACCTGACAGTCCTGATTACAATTATCTGTCTTCTGTGACGGTTGCTGCAATTCCTGTCACCTACACCGATAACGCTCAGGGAGGCCAGACACTGAAAGTAGGTGCTTGATCGTGGCAGTCAACAAGGTTGAGATTAACGGCGAAGTAAAGCTTGATCTGACACAGGACACCGTTACGGCAGCGAAGCTTGCACAAGGCGAGACTGCGCATGACGCGAGTGGCAAGCGCATCACCGGCACCATGACTGTCCCGCAACTACAGATTGTCGTGACGGTATCTGCTGGTGCGACCGTCACGGCTACAAAAGGAAGCCTGTCTGTGAGCGGCACATCGGTCAATGGAATGTGCACGCTTACCGTGCCGGAAACCGGCACATGGAGCGTATCTGCCACGCTGGGCGGACAAATGTCCAACACAAAAACCGTATCCATCACGAACAGCTACGAGGTGACACTCTCTTTTGTTTCGTCTACGCTCAACAATAACGAATGGAGCGTTATCAAGTCCGTTTCCGACGCGGGACAGGGCGCAAACTATTGGAGCATTGGCGACCGAAAGGCGGTCACGCTTAACGGCACGGTCGGCGCGCTGACGTTATCTAATTACACGACCTACGCATTTATCATTGGGTTTAACCATAACGCAAGCGTCGAGGGCGCAAACCGCATCCATTTTCAGCTTGCAAAGACCGCGCTCTCCGGCGGTACGGACGTGTGTTTCTGCGATAATCAATATGGCCCGTATAGCGGATGGCCGTCCCCGGGTGCGGGCTATTTCGTTATGAACGCGAGCAACACCAACTCCGGCGGATGGAAAAGCTCGCAAATGCGTACAAACATTTGCGGGACGAGCCTCTCGAGCTATTCCGGGACGATTATCGCAGTCATTCCGGCGGCGCTCCGTGCCGTCCTCAAGTCCGTTACCAAGTACACGGACAACACCGGCGGCGGAAGTACGGCGGCGAGCGCGGTCACGGCAACGACGGATTACTTTTTCCTCCTCTCGGAGTACGAGGTTTTCGGCAGCATTTCCTACGCGAATAGCAACGAGTCGAGCAAACAAGCGCAGTACGCCTATTATTCCGCCGGGAATAGCAAAATCAAGTACAAGCACAACGGCACGCGTACCGCCGCTCGTTGGTGGCTCCGTTCTCCGCGTGCGAGCATCTCCGGCATTTTCGTGTTTGTGGGCACCGGCGGGTCAGTCTACCACGACTACGCGTCCTATTCCATCGGCTTCGCGCCCGGCTTTTGCGTATGAGGAGAAGCGCATGGAGTATATCGTGTATAAGCGGTTCCGTGGGCATGGCATCGATGGGGAATTTAATCTCCGGTACGGAACTGTGGTATCGGAGATCGCGGGGTTTCTGTTTGCAGCAGACGGCAGACGGATATGCGCCATAACGTCTGAAAACGGGTGGGAGCATTTCAGGCCGAACACGCAAGAAGGTGCCGAGCGGCAGAAAATGCTGAGCGATTTGTACCGATGGTATGCAAAGCATGGATGCGGAGAAGATTTTGCGGATGAAAAATGGCCGGGTCAGGAAAACGGGTATTGGAAAAACCGGCTGCGTACCGCAAGCACAAGCCGGCTGAAACAAATATACGCGGAAAAGATCGGAGGAAAGCATGTATATCGTCACAAGAGAAGGAACGTTTGACGGATACGCAGACAGTGTAATCCCGATCAAACTGCACCAGAACGGGTGCTATGTGCCATGCGAGGAAAGCGAAGCAGATGGATTTTGCGCAAAAAAAGCCATCCTGCAGACGGACGAGGATGGGAACAAATACAGGGCGCTGTATGATACAGTGTACCGGCTGGAAGGGCGTACGCTAAAAGGCAGTGAGCCGGTCGGCACCTACGAACAGCATGGTGCAGCCGTCCCGCTTACCGAGGCGGAAGCCGCGCTTGTAGAACTGGAGGCAGTCTATGACGCAGGCTAAATTGGAAAAGCTCAAAACTGCTATCAAGGATGGTAAGCTCGTGCAGGCCGCAGGCGGCATCACGGAGGACGTGACGCAATCGGACAAGCTGGGCTACGACTGGCGGAACATTTACGTCAACAAGATCTTGGTGCGGCAGGTGTACGTCGAGCAGGAAGTCAAAGCCGGCACGGTAGACAACCCCATCGTGTGGGCTTCTGGCATGGCCCTCATCCAGAACGCTTACTACACGCACAACGGAGAGATTAAGGTCTGGATGGGCGCGGTAGGCGCAGTTGCGGATTGGTCGAGCAACGATTTTGTTACAGTTTAATCATACCTAGTAGATAACTCTCTAAGAGTTTCTAATATTGAGCCGACGGGCGTTAAGGAGCTTCTATGAGTACGATTATTGACACCCTAATCACCGACCGAACGGCAGCGGACGTCGCAAGCGTGCACGAGTTGGCTGTGAAGGGCTACGCGGGCATGACGGCGGCGGAGCTGGCGGAGTGGCTGGCGGGGATGAAGGGCGCATACAACGCCGTTGACCTCAACCGCGTCGGGACTGCGCTGAACTACCTCCGCGACCGCCTGACCGGCGTCTGCGGCAGGGATATCACGTGGCAGGCGAAGACAGATTGGGCTATGACGGACGTTATAACAGCCGCACAGGGCAGCGCATACCACGACCAGATCGGCGACGTCCGCGCCGCGCTCACCTACCCCGCAAATGCCCCGGATGTGCCGGAGATCGCGTTGCTGACGTATGCGGGCGCAAACGATATCGAACGCATCCTGACCATCTGCGAGACGCTGGTCGACAATGTGATAAATGCGTTTCGCTACACCGGCGCGGCGGAGTGCGCCGCGGGAGGATTACTATGACAGACAGACAACCGACACAGGTACTGGCGAACGGGGCCATCCGCTATGGCATCTACCGCGCGGATGGCACGCTCGACCACTATGAATATCTCCGGCGCGAGGACGCGCCGACCGTCGAGGGAACGCCTCTCAGCAAGGCAAATCTTCTCTCGGACGCCACAGCTTCGAAGCTCTGGCCCGGCAGCAACAAACCGGAGGACCCAACTGTCAACCAGGCATTTGAAAAGCTATCGAAGGGTATGCACCTCATCGGCGATATCGAGCTGACGTCCCGTGAAGCACCGTCTTCCGCGTGGTTGCCCTGTGATGGACGCTACATTTCGCAAGCTGATTACCCTGAGCTGTTCAGCATTTTGCGTGTGACTGCAAGTCAAGGCAACTGGGACACACAGGTTGTGGACACTAATAGCAAGCCTGACGCTGCGGGAGATATTATTTCGTACGCAAATAGTACTTGGTTTCGAACAAGAGTGCAGTACGTAAGTCAGAAGGAGTTCTATACTGCTAAAATGTGGTACTCGAGTGATGACATGAATTCGTGGCATAAGATATCTGTTGCGAATAATGTGCATCAACTTACGCCTGTACACTACTATGAGAATAAATACGTATGCATCGCTATTAAGTATGTTCCATACAGTAGCGGTATTCGTGCGCACTACACAGGCTATATCTACTATGCGAGCCAGCCTGCTGGACCGTGGACCATCGGAGGTGAGGTACAACAGGAGATAGATTCATTTGTACCTGGCGATAGTGCTGAGGACATTATCACAGATGGCACGAAATACTATCTGGTAGAGAAAGAGCAGTACGGTATGACCTCGTCTTTAAGCTTATTTCCTCCAGCATGGCAGACAAGCGATTTCGGAGGTGGAACATCTTCGGGCTCTGATTCAAACACTGTAGAAAATATTGCATATAACGAGGCTGATGGTTACTTCTACGGCGCAAAGGGCACACACAAATATTCGAGTGCCAATCAGTTAGCTCGAACGCGTACTCCAGACGACTATAACTCCTGGCAGGTGATATACTCTGAGCAAGGCGACTACATCGGTATTGCAGTTGAAGGAAATTTAATTCTAGCTCTCGGAAAGGGTACAGCGCCACGCAATTATGTGTACTCAGTTGATGGGGGTAAAACGTTCAAGACAGCGTCCCTTACTACCAAGCCGAACGTGAGCCCCCAGCGTGATTGGGTAAAAATTATTGGTGGAATTGCTGTACTATCTACGCGAACAGTTGTACAGGAGGCTGACAGTGCTCCTAAATTACTGTACACAGACGATCTGACTCAAGGATTTTTATCCATTGATGCACCGACAGATGTTAATACTTTTGCAGGTAACGGTTCTGGCTTAATCGTTGGTGCATTAAAATCGCAAGGAGCCTCTAGCGTCAACATCTACAGAGATTTTACTTATGATGCTAAGAAAATCCCAACGATCACTCCGGATAGCCGCAGTCATGCCTACATCAAGGCCGTGGAGGAATGAGCCATGCGGGACAGAAAAGGGACGAACGATCTGGCGAACGGCGCGGTCTGCTACGGGGCCTATGACGCGGCGGGGAATCTGCTGCGGCAGGTCTGGCTCCGGCTGGAGGACGAACCGCTGGCCGAGGAAACGCCACTCGTCAAGGCGAATCTGCTGACCGACGAGACTGCCGCCCTCCTCTGGACGGCGGACGACGCCCCGGCGGATCCGACCGTCAACGACGCGCTGGACAAGCTCTCCACGCCGCAGTACAAGATCGGCGATCTGCTCGTCACCGTGCGGGAGCTGGCCGCCCCGTGGCACGCCTGCGACGGCTCGACCTTCTCGCAGACGGACTACCCGGAGCTTTATACCCAGCTCGGCGGCGATACGCTGCCAAACGTCAGCTATTCCGACGATACGGTCACTTATATTAAAATGGCAAACGACTGACCGCCGGGAAATACATAAAAGAGGTAAAAACATGGATGCTGGAACCATCACGATCATCTGCGCCGTCCTCGGCTCGTCCGCGCTGACGGCGGTCGTCAATGCCGTCGTCAGCGCAATACAGAAAAAGCGCGGCAAGGCCACAACGCAGGAGGAGCGTCTTACAGAGATCAACAAAAAGCTCGGGAAAATGCAGGAGCATCAGGACGAGCAGTATCTGGCGATCCTCCGGCTGACCATCATGTCGGAAGAAATGCCAATGGCAGAGCGCCTGATCGCCGGGCAGAAATACGTCAAACTGGGCGGAAACGGCGATGTAAAAAAGTTTTTGCACCAGCTGGAGGCGCAGTGCGAACATAGCAGTGCACAATAAATTGGGAGGCAGATATGCGGGTAAAAGGCAAGTGGAGCAAGGGCGAAATGGCGCGAACCATTGTTGTATATCTGCTCCAGCTCATCACGACGGTAATTGTCTGGGCCTGCGCGCTGAAAACCGTCGCCGTCCTAATTGCAGTCATCCGCAGCCCGGAGCTCGGCGCGACGGTCGACCTGTCCGACGTACTCGGCTTTACCGGCTGGGCAACCATCACAGAGCTTGGCCTGCTTGCCTTCAAGCGGGTTTTTGCAAAGAAAAATGAAACAGTCGAATAGCGAAAGGAGTAATTACTTATGGACTACACGCAAATCATCTCGGCAGTGATCGCGCTCATCAGCGCACTCGTCTCGGCATTTCTGATCCCGTGGCTCAAAACGAAAATCGACGCGGACAAGCTGCAAACGCTCCGCACTTACGTTGAGATCGGCGTAAAGGCGGCAGAGCAGCTATACACCGCGACGGACGGCGCGGCGAAAAAGGCGTATGTTGTGAACTTCCTCGCCGAGAAGGGCATTCAATTTGATGTGGAAACGATCGACAAGATGATCGAGGCCGCCGTGCTGCAGCTGCACCACGAGTTGTACGGGAGTGAGCGGGCATGAGTATCAAGATCGGACAGGCCAGTCTCGGCGAGACGGGCGGCCGCAACCAGCAGCCCGGCAACCAGACCGGGCGGGAGCTGAATATCTCCAACTGGTACAATGGCCGCTGGCTCGGCATCTTGCGCTACAAGAGCCGCAAAAAGGCCGAGCTGGCCGCGCAGACGTGCGAGGCGGCCATTAAGAACCGGAACATCGGCTACGACATGGACAACAGGAACACGGCGTATGAGGCCGCCAGAGCCGTCGGGTGGGACGTGAGCAGGATCGCGAAGCCTGTGGAGACGGACTGCTCCGCGCTCATGATGCTCTGCGCTGTGGCCGCAGGCTGCGCGTCGGTCGAAGCGCTCTACCGTCGGCAGGGCAACAGCTGCACCACCTACTGTATGCTGCACGATTGGCCTGAGACGGGAGATTTTGTGCTGCTGACCGGCAGCAAGTATCTGACGACGGACGCGAATCTCCTGCGCGGGGACGTACTGGTAAGCGAGGGCCATACCGTGATGGCCCTCGAAGATGGAAAAAATGCAGAGGAGGAAACCGAAATGGTAGAAAAGAGCAAGATCATCGTAGACGGAAAGGAAGTCGCCGTTGAGCGTATCCTGAAAAACGGTACGAACTACGTAAAGGTGCGCGATATCGCCGCCGCGCTGGATCTCGAAGTCGGCAATAAAGGAAATATTGCCGTGCTGAAGCACAAGGAAAAGTAAGGAGGCGGGGCGTATGTCGCCGCAGGCGCGGGCCAAGCTGCCGCCAGAGCTGGGCAGGCTGACCAGAAAGGATATGGAGGCCGTGATCTATCAGGCCAATCTTGGCCGGGAAAATGAGAAGATCGCGCAGCTCTATTTTGTGGATAAGCTTCCCCAGGTAGACGTTGCAACAGAGCTGTTTCTGGGCCGCGCCACGGTACAGCGCCGCCTGCCGGAGATCATGCGGGAGATGCAGCGTACATCCAGCAAACTGTATAACTGAGATAAGCGCCGAGAAATCGGCGCTTATTTTTAAAAATTTCCGCATTTTCCTCTTGACAATTACACGCATTGCGTGTATAATAAGGCCATAAGATAAAGCAAGGCGATAAGCCGGAAAGAGGTACATCATGGAAACCAAGATCATCAACAACCGTTACGAACTCATTGCTTGCACTGCCATTGCCACCGAGGCTGGTGACACGGAAGAACAGTCCGCGATCCTCTGCCGCGATATGGATGCCTGCCTGGGCGATGCATTCTGCGTGTACTTTGGCTACACGCTGGACGAACTTGCAGACAGCATTGAAGACGCTGACTATCCCGATTTCAGCGACGATACACTCGCCACCGTCCGCATCGACGGTCAGCCCATCAGCGCGTACTGCTTCTGATCGTTAGAAGCAGAGAATCCGCTTCGGTGTTCCAGCACCGAAGATGAAGCAAAACAAAATACGGCACAAAATTGGAGGATGGCAGACATGTTTAATATCGTTTCCGCGTGGGGAGCGCAGACAAATCTCCACTATAACCCGGACACTGCAAATAATGGTGGTGGCTACTGGCAGTATGCTGGGGGTATTGTGGCCGACATAGGTGGTCAGCTCGTCACCGTTGAAGTCGACGATATGTCCTGCGGTGATTTTGGCAGCCGCGTGTATTTTTCCGTGACTGCTGATGGCTTCTGCTGGAATTTTTCAGACGGCACAATGGACGGTGCGTCCGTTGACACCTCGGAGGATGTCTTGGGCGTTCTGCGGTCCATCTCCGGCGTTCTGGGCGTGGACGCCGAAGCGCTGATTTCTGCCGCGTTGAATGCGGCGAACGTCTGCGCGTGGGAGGTATGCTATGCCGACTGACACCCAGCGCCGCGCTCGCAACAAGTGGGACGCTGAGAACATGTCCGTGATCTCCTGCAAGCTCAAGCGGGAGATCGCGGAAAGATTTAAGGCCGCAGCCAAGTCCAACGGCACGACGCCAAACGAACTGATACGCGGCTGGATTGCTGCATATTTATTTGAGCAAAACTGATGCATAACTGAGGCACAGGAAAATAGCAAAAAGCCCATACTGGACACATCAAAGGAGTGTTCGGTATGGGCTTTTCTTATTTTAATCCGAACCCTGCCGGGCAGAAGGTCGGGGACTGCACCGTCCGGGCTATCGCAAAGGCGACCGGGAAGAGCTGGGACGAGGTGTATATCGGCCTGTGCCTGCAGGGGCTCATCATGGGCGATCTGCCGAGCGCAAACAGTGTGTGGAGCGCTTACCTCCGGCAGCAGGGCTTTGCACGAAACGTGATCCCGAACACGTGCCCGGACTGCTATACCGTCGCGGATTTCTGCGCAGATCATCCGCGTGGGGTGTACGTGCTGGCGTTATCAAGCCACGTTGTGTGCGTGGAAGATGGGACGTATTTTGACACGTGGGATTCTGGGAATGAAATTCCACTGTTCTATTGGGCAAAGGAGGATAAATGATGTTTGGACAACAGCCGTATGTGTATCAGCAGCCTATTTATAATCAGCCAATTGGTCAGCCAATGCAGGAGCCAATGATGCGCCCACAGTATCAGCCTGCGCCGCAGATGCAGCAATACCAGCCGCAGCCACAGCAGACGCAGAATCAGTCGATCATCTGGATTCCGAACGAACAGGCCGCAAACGACTTTATCGTCGCGCCCAACAACGCGGTAACGCTTTGGGATATGAACGCGCCGGTCGTGTACGTCAAAAAGGCCGACGCAAGCGGAAAGCCGACCATGACGACCTACGACCTTGTGGAGCGCGCACAGGCCGTTACAACGCCCACAGCGGCGCGAAAAGACATGATGGAGGAATACGTGACGCGCAAGGAGTTTGACGAGCTTGTGGCGAAGCTGGCCGCTCCAAGCGTCAGACCGCGAAAGATGAAGGAGGCGGGCAATGAACCCACTGTTTAACGCGCTCGGCGGCGAGCAAATGCCAGGCCAGATGGGGCAATTTCAAAATATGGTGCAGCAGTTCCGGCAGTTTCAGAACAGCTTTCATGGTGATCCAAAAGCAGAGGTCGAAAAGCTGGTGCAAAGCGGGAAGATATCACAGCAGCAGTTAAATCAGCTGCAGCAGGTGGCTGGGAAGTTCAGACAGCTGCTCGGATAACAGATTTCAATTCGTGGCCACGATTGAGATAAATATTTTGAATCTACGAAAGGAATGAAAAATATGAGTTTGAATGACGGCTCTCCGACTATGACGATGCCCGTTGCGCCTACCGGTATGACAGGCGGCGGATGGGGCGGCTTTGGCGGTGATAATGGCTGGTGGATCATCATCCTGTTCCTTGCCATTTTCTGCGGCTGGGGCGGCAATGGAAACGGATTCGGCAACAACGGCAGAAATTCCGGCGGTGTTGTAGACGGCTATGTGCTGGCCTCTGACTTCTCCAACATCGAGCGCAAGCTTGACAACGTAAACAACGGTATCTGTGATGGCTTCTACGCCATGAATACGGGCATGCTCAACGGCTTTGCAGGTGTGACGCAGGCTGTGACTTCCGGCTTCTCGCAGGCCGAGCTTTCCCGCTGCAACCAGCAGGCCGCGCTTATGCAGCAGCTGAACA